AAGATAGTTCCTGTCTAATCAAGATTGCTGGTCCTAACGTCGACCTACTTGCTCCTCGTGGCTCAGCAAAAAGTACAGTACTTGGCTTGTTGACAGCCTGGGCCATTGGGATCCATACAACTGCCAAGCTACCTCTTCAGATTCTTTACCTTTCCTACACCGTTGATATTGCACGCTCTAAGTCTGCAACCATCAAACGAATCATTGAAAGCAAGCGATATCAAGAAGTTTTTCCAACAGTACGTCTTCTTAAAAACGTAACTAGTAATGAGTATTGGTCTATTGACCATAAGTTTGCCGGTATTGACGTAACTGGTGACGAACAATTTACACTCTGTGCGGCAGGCTTGAAAGGTTCAGTGACCTCCAAGCGTTCGCACCTGGTGATGATTGATGACGCCATCAAATCAGCCGCTGATATTGCAAACCCTGACATCAGGAAAATGATGCAGGACAACTGGAATGCGGTGATTGCACCAACGATGTTCGAAGGGGCACGTGCCATCTGCCTTGGTACCCGCTTCAGACATGATGACATTCACTCCACTACGTTCAACGAACAAAACAATTGGCAGCAGATTATTCTGTCGGCAATTTACAATGATCCCAAGACTGGTGAGGAGATGTCCTATTGGCCAGAGATGTGGTCGTTGGACTATCTAAAAGAAAAAAAACGACAGGCACCTATTGCTTTTTCGTTCCAGTACATGAATCAAATCATCAGGCAAAACGAACTGTCGTTGGCACCTGAATTGATTGTCAAGGCTGAAATCTCTACAGAGTTTGATGCCCTTGGTATTGGTGTTGACTTGTCTGCTGGCATCAAGGAAAAGAACGATTACACAGTTATGATTCTTGGTGGTCGCATTGGCGACCGCATCCATATTATTGATTACCGACGTATTCGCGTAATGGGTAACTTGGAAAAACTAGACGCTATGAAGGAGCTTCTCAATGATTGGTCTATTCTTGGTCGTGATGACAGTGGCAATTATTTCCCTACTTATTCAACTTGCGATATATGGTCCGAAGCTGTTCAATACCAAGCATCACTAGAAGCAGACTTCAAGCGTGTTTGCTTAAGCAATGAAGGACTGTACAACTTAATCTGGCACCCTGTCAAAGGATTCCGTGCCGACAAACTGGCACGTTTCCGTGGGATTATTGGTATGTTTGAAGACCGGAAGATTATCTTCAATCGCTACCGTAATTTCACTGCAATGTTTGAAGAACTAACTAACTTTGGCGTCAGTAGTCACGATGACTGTATCGATGCATTAGTATGGTTGGTAACAGGCCTAGCAAGAAAGGGCCAATTGCAACTTGATTATTGAAGATGGAAAGAACTAATCCAGCAACAGGAGAGCCATGGAAATATGGAGAAATCGGTCCAGATGGCAGAGTATTCCTTGCTTATAGAAGAAAATCAAGAATAAACAAAGACGGAACGTATCAGATGAATTGGCTCTCCCCAGAATCCTGGGAAAAGCGCAAGCAATATTACAAGAAAGACGTAAGGGAAAGACATAGTAAAAACATAAAAATTATTCACGAAGAAAAATTAAAGCAAGGATGCGTTTGTTGTGGCTATAAAGAAAGCGCTTATGCTCTTGACTTTGATCACCTTGATCCAAATTCAAAGATTGAAGGTGTTTCTAGAATGTCGTCTCGAAACATTCAAAAAATAAAAGAAGAGATTTTGAAGTGCCAAGTATTATGTGCCAACTGTCATCGGATTAAAACTCACGATTTAAATACATTCAATAACTTATGTGCTAAAAATAAAAATTAAAGCGTTAGTGTGGCTAGTCACAGGTCTTGCACGCAAAGGACAATTGCAGCTTGATTACTAATCTTAAAATAGATAAAGAAAAATCAAAAGTTTTGTACCAGTGGGTCCTGAATATCTCGCCCTTGGCCTAACGGCTCTTGTCTCCGCATTCACCGGGGGTAGCTGGGTGGCCAATAAAATACTAGACAGACAGCAAGAGCGTCTTCAAGGTGCTTACGACTATATCGGCTCACAAAAAAGAAGGATCGATATTTTGGAAGATCAAATCAATCGCATGCCTTTGGAGTATGTATTGAAAGTTGACTTCCTCAGGGAAATAAAAGAAATGCATGATAACTTTAAGCAGATCAACAATAAGCTTGATAAGCTAATGGAAAAGCTTTTGGAAAAATGAGTTACATCTTGGAGATCCAGGAGGACGAAAACGGAGATCAATACATTACGCTACCCGATGAGGTGGTTGACGAGCTTGGCTGGCAGGAAGGGGATATTCTCAACTGGGACGTAAAAGGAAATGGAATCATTCTGCATAAAGTCAACGATTGCTCTGGTTACGAAGTAATAGAAGAGTAAAATAGAAACAAAGAGAGATTCAGATGTATTACGCAGGTGAAAGCAATGTCCCTGGTGCGCCAGGTAACTTAATGGCTGGAGGTAATTTCTTGGGTGGTCAGGGTAGTGCCATTAATCCTGATGCATTTAAGAAAGATGCACGACAGCAAAAAATTTACAACAAAGGAATGGGTACGGACAATCCCAACGACCGGGAGATTTTCTTGCAACGTACGGGTCCACAGCTGCCGTTAGCTAGCCTTGGCAATTTTGGTGGCATGTTTGCGCAATTTCCTACAGGCGGAACACCGATGGGCAATGCTGGTTTTTACATGGGACCTCAGCTTGGGCAAATGACACCTCCGGCTGGGTTCCAGAACAAAACAGTTTCTTGATTTATTGTTAGTATTACTAAAACAGAGGAGCAATAGTGGCTGACGCTGTAAGTCGACTTAAGGAAATGGTCAATTCCTATCTTGAGAAAGATGGGAGTGTTGGCGTCGACACGGGCATCATTGCGTCTCACATTGCTCAAATGAAACTTTTTGGCATTCGCCAAGGAGTTGAATTCTTCCCATCCCAAGATAACTTTGGTGCACAGCGCAAAGACTTTCTCGACCGTGTACTAAAGTACAACAAGATGGATATCCGACTGGATTCCATTTGGGAATACTTCTTGTGTGACGGGAAGGGTCTTTTTTATATTCGTCCCACTAAGGTGAGCTATCGCCTTTATTACTTCCGTGCTCACGAGTACCGTTCTTATTACAACGTAGACGGTGAGCTGGATGAGGTGGTGATCATCTACAGCTATAAAGTCCGCAAGGGCTTTGGGCTGAATGATAATATCAACATCAAGAGCATCACTGGTTCAACGGTAACAGGCGACCAGGGTGCCAAGCGTTACATCAGGCTTTCCATTAAAGCCGATGAAATTGAAGAGACTCACGCCGAAGGTGAGATGTCATTTGACATGCCTTCCTATGCAGTGCCAGGGAAAACTAAAACGTTTAAAAATACGTTAGGCTTTATCCCTTGCGTTGAAATCTTCAACAACCCCAAAGGTTTCTCTACTGAAGGGGTCGGAGATTTTGATTCGATGGCAAACCATATTGTCATTCACGATGAAATGGTTCGCACGATGCGTAAGAACGTGCAGTTCTTTGGTAACCCAACACTTCTTTCATCACGTCCCAAAACGGACCTGATGGAAGCTGGGGGCGACACCACTATTCAGCGTCCCTCCATTGCTGCAAACTCTGGCTTCAATAGTCCCAGTGCATTAAGCCGGTCGACGTTTAAGTCTGATCCCATCAGTCGTGGAGTTGACGGTACTATCCGCGTGCCACGCGTTATTGCCAACCTGGAACCAAACGACCGTGTTGGTTACATTGTTCCAGATGCTATCACTGGTGACCAAAACGCATTTGCACGGCAGTACCGAGAAGAGATTCGCACCGCACTTGGCGGCGTTGATGAACTTTCTATTTCTGCTGGTGTAACGGCAACGGAATACAAGTCGCTGTTTGGACGTGTCTCCGCAACTTCCAAGAAAAAAGCAAATGCCATCTATACGCATGGCATCTGCCGTTGCCTTGAATTGATCATTTATCAAGAAGAGCAACTCTTCAAGAACACCCTGGCACAAGCAGCTGGACTTGAGAAACCTGTTGCTCCTTCCAAGGGTTCACCTGAGGAAGAAGTTGCTGCATATGAACAGGCTCTTAAGCAGCACAACGA